GCAAATGCTTATTCTTATTGTGGTATAAATCAAAGGGTAAATGGATTAACTACAGGTGCTAATTATCTTTTAACAATAGAACACCAAGGGGATTCTACAGGTGGATATTTAGAGATAGGTGATCCTATAGGTGGTTTTAGTTGGACTTTAGGGAACATTTCTAATGTACCTATATCTTCATCAGCAGGAACAATAACACAAATGATAACACATACAGGTGCAGCAGGTTATGCTATGTTTTTATTAAGTTATGTAAATGATGCTACTAATACTTTTGTTATTACTTCAGTTAGTTTAACTGAAATGCCTAACGAAGCACCACAAGAATATAGTGATTTAAATGACGGACAAGTATTAGTTGATTTATATGACGATCAAGAAATACCTTTAAGTTTAAGTGTTGATGATTTTACAAATGCAGCAGAAAAGCCACAAAGTTATTCTAAAGATTTTGACTTACCTAACACTAAAAGAAATAACCAAATATTTACACATATATTTGATGTAACTAAAGTAGCAGATTCTTTTTATGATTTTAATATATATGCTAAAACTAAAGCAGTATTAAAACAAAATGGTGCAGATATATTTACAGGATATTTAAAGGTAATTGAAATAAAAGATAATGACGGTGAAATAAGTTATAATGTAAATTTATTTTCACAGCCTATATCACTTGCAGACACTTTAAAAGATAGACGGTTTTCTGAATTAGATTTTAATGAATTAGCACATACATA